TGCAACGGAACTGATTCAGGCATCCAATGCATTTGATTTTGTAGTTTGTAATATTCATACATCCATGGATATTCAAACGGTTTGTAATAGTCTCTAGTTTTTAATAAGCTCATAGTTTTTCCTTAACCTTCACAGGCTATACATTCCACATCATCTAAACGAATCCGTGGTATTTTAGTGTTTACGTTCTCTACATTTCGTGCCGCATTTGTTCTAAAGTAATACAGCGATTTTAGTTTGTTCATACCATACCAGTGTACATCATTGACATACTGCATATATGTGTCGTGTGTTTCTTGTGGCTCTGTACTCTTAGGTAAAGTAAAGAATAAATTAACTGACTGTGCTTGACAAATAAATTGGTGTCTTTGAGTTGCATGTTCAACAATCCAGATTTGATTTATCTCATTCGCAGTTTTAAATATTTCTTTTTCGTTATCATTAAGAATATCTAAGTGTTGTACTGAGCCTTCGTTAGCTGATATGTCTTTCCATATCTTGTCTAGCTCTGTGGTTTTAAGTCCTTTAGATTTAAAAACTTTTTCAAGGTATTTGTTTTTAACTTGGTAACTACCTGACAAAGTTTTATGAGTATAACAGTTAGCCCTGAAAGGCTCAATAGAAGGGGAAGTACCACTACATATAATCCCACTACTAGCATTAGGAGCAATAGCCAATAGGTTAGTATTCCGCTTGCCTGTACCGTGTACGTCAGGAGCTTCTCCCCTATCTTCAGCAAGTTGTTTAGTAGCTTGTGTAGCTTGAGCTTTGATATAGGTAAACGCTTTATGGTTAAACCCAGTTGCAAAGATACCCTCGAAAGGAATGCTCTTAGATTGGAGATATGCATGGAACCCCATTGCACCCAATCCGATGCTACGCTCTCGATATGCGGAATACGCAGACTTAGTAAATCCTTCCTTTCCTTTCTTAATATACTTCTGAAATCTTTTAAAGTTTGCACTGTATTCTCCTAGTTGTTCTGTGTCTACTGCATTGTCAATATAATGTTGTAATATATTATCAAGCATGGTTACTAAATCTTGTATGAAGTTATCATCCTTAGACCAAGAATCAAAATGCTCAAGGTTTACAGATGACAAACAACACACGGCTGTTCGTTCTTCGTTGGTGGGTAAAGTAATCTCAGAACAAAGGTTGCTCTGTTGTATTTTTAATCCTAAATCTTTTTGTGTTTTAGGTAGGTGTTGATTACAGGTATCAATGTTTATCATGTAAGGCTCACCTGTCTCTGCTCTTGCATGTATAATCTGCCACCATAAATCTCTAGCGTTAATTATCTTAACAGCCTCATTAGATTTAGGGTCAATCAATCTCCAGTCTTCATCATGTTCAACAGCATGTAAGAAAGCATTAGTAATATTAATACCATTGTGAAGATTAAGATTCTTCCTATTGATATCACCACCTGATTCCTTACGCATGTTAATGAACTCTTCAATCTCTGGATGACTGATGTCCATGTATGCGGCATAACTTCCTCGTCTTGTAGTGCCTTGATTAAAGGCTAACATCTGTGAGTCTACAACGTGGAGGAAAGGAATGCTTCCAGTAGAACGAGAGCCATGAGAAGTTGAAATACCGTTGCTCCTAATATCGCCCCAATATCCACCGATGCCTCCACCACTACTTGCGAGCCATACGTTCTCATCATAGTGAGCAGATAAACCACCCCTGCTGTCAGGAACATAATTGAGAAAACAACTGATAGGAAGCCCACGGCTTGTACCCCCGTTGCTAAGTATAGGAGTACTGAACATGAACCAACGAGAGGAAGAGTAGCTATAAAGTCTTTGAGCCAATTCAAAATCCGTTTCTCCTTTGTATGTTGCTCCGTAGACGGAGGCTCTTGCGAATGCTTCTTGTGCATGTGTTTCTTTCTCCCAAAAATATCTATCTTTTAAAGTGTCAAGACTAAACTTATCAAATGTTTTTTCTTTGTCATAGTCTATCTCAATTCCAAGATAAGGTTTCTTTCCAATTTTATCTTCAACCATTATTTGATTCCTTATCAGTATTGTTTGTTTGTACATATAAAGCTATTATAGCATAGTGAATAATTTTAAGCAAGTCCATTTTAGATTTACCATTCTTTTTTCCGTATCGCATTGCATACTTCATGATGTTACCCATACAAAAACCTTCTCCGTGTCCTGCATCTAGTATCATATCAGTAGCTTGATACTTGCCGTTGGCATAGTGTTGGTCGTATGTTTGATTTACATAGAGTATTATATCTTTTATTATTTTATCTTCATCAAATTTATAGTTCATTATTTTTCCATTCGTGAGGTAAACTTTCTTCGTTGTACCATCTAAAGTTATTAGTCTCAGCCCACTCAGCATGAGTACGTTTAGTTCCATCCTTTCTTTTCTTTGCGGCTGGCATTGGAGCAAAAGGTTTTTGGAATAAGAATACTAATTCGTAACCCTTTGGTAAAGCCTCCCTTACATGGATGTACTTACTGTACTCTGCAAAATCCCAGAACCTACCCTTTGCTTCTAATAAAATTGTCTTGCCTTTTATTTTCTTAACAAAGTCAGGCTCATATTTATGTTTAATTATATAGTCAACTGTATCCCAATGATGCTTCCACTTTTTTAATATGGTGTCGTGAAGTGTAGCTTCCCAGATACTATCATATCCTTTTGGGACATTGACTTTCTTTGGTCGAGGTTTTCTCGGTACTCTTCTAGGCATCAGTAAGAGAGGAGTCGTAGTTCTTAACTAGCTTCCAGTACTGTAGTATAGAGTTAAACATGTTGAGATGTCTGTCATGTGTCTCATCATCCCACTTGTGACACGCAATTAAACTTGTGTCTTTCCTATCTACAAAGATAGAAACTCTCTGAGGATTATCGTAGTTACATCCTTGTGCATAAGCAGACAACTGCATACCGTGTTCATCGTATACTAATTTAGCAGGGTCTTTACCTTCTAAGTTATCTTTAGTTTTAAAGTCAACAAAGATACCAGACTTAGAATATAAATCTATCTTACCACCATACCCTATGTCAGCACAAAAAGAATCTTCAGCTATCCACTCTTCATTAGGAAAATGTTCATCAAGATATTTCTTGATAACTTCATAAGGTTCACTGGTGAACGTACCTAAGAAACCATTCTCAATTAAGTCATGAATTTGTGTCCCCCTTTCGGCGGCTTGCTTTCCAATCTTCTTTGAGTCTTCTTTACAACGATAGACAAAAGAATCAAACGATTCATCTTCGTTACGTTCTAAAGTAAGTGCTGAGTTTAAAGCCTGATTAATCTTCCAGTTTTCAAGGGAAGGTTTAGCTATCATACCAATGATGGTAGTAACAGAAGGAACTAAGTTTAGTTTCTTAGCATCTCTAAGTGTAGTGTTTCTTTCCTTACCGTTAGCACCGATGATGGTATACATGGGTGCACCATCTTGTGCATACCAATGACCTGACTCAGCCGTGAATTTATTATAATTGTCTAATTTAGATTTGTCAATAGTTTGTTTATTTTTCTTTATCATTTTCTGAATCCTTGAATGCTTTTATAACATCCGATGAGAATAATTTTTGTAGATTAACAAGGAACATTTTACTAGCCTTGTGGTCTCCACCTGCTACAGTCTTAAACGTATCAAGCTTATCTACAATAGTTCTAAGCACATCTGTTTTAAACACCAAGGTACAAAACTCGTTGTCACCTACACATAAATTATGGAACCAGTAATCCGCTTCGGTAGCCTTGATACCTGATGGCTTACCCCAAGATTCATATTCAATACAAATGTTACCTGTCTTTTGCCACATGTCTTTCTCAGACTTTACTTCTATCTTTTTATCAGTCAGCATCTCTGCTATCTTTTCTTCTCTGACTGTGCCATAAGCCAAATCTATATCAAACTTCTTCCTGTTTTCTTTAGTGGGTTTCATACCAGTTCTCTCCTATATTGTATTCTCCTGTTAAAGGACAACGCATATTATAATATTTACTTGCTTCTTCTATTGATTCAACACCCATCACACCAACACATTCGGCTTGTGATTCTTTTACTTCTATCTGCCACTCATCATGTATGTTGGCTACAAACCTAGCATCAAGAGCATTGAGGCTCATCTTTTCTTGTAGGATTGTCATGGCTTTCTTCATAACTATTGCACCACCACCTTGTAATAAAGTATTTAGTGCGGCATGTTGACTACGTACATATATCTTTCTACCGTCAAGTCCCTTCAAGAACCCACGTTCAGATGCTTTCTGTACTCTGTCCTTTAGTATCTTAAGTGATGGTAAGTTTTTAAGAAACGTAGCCTTGAGTTTCTTACCTTGCTTTGCACCACCACCAGATATAGAACCTATCTTAGCATCACCTGCCCCATACAAATATGCATAGATGAATGTCTTACTTTCGTTACGAGTTTTAAGTCCTGCTAACTCTTGATTCCTAGTATGTATATCTCCGTGTGTAACCTCATCAATATAATCTTGGTCATTCATATAGTGTGCTAACATTCTTAGTTCTAATCCACTAGCATCAATACCTACAAGCTTGTAACCTTCAGGTACTGTCCAACAAGAACGACACTCTTGTCCGTAAGGACTACTAGAGTTTGGAATCTGTGCCATGTTAGGACTACGATGAGTCATTCTAGATGTGATTGTACCATTAGGATTTACATACCCATGTACTCTATCACCCTTGAGTTCATCTATCCAAGATGTAACTTGTGCTATACGCTTCTGATAAAGTAAGAAGTCTGCAATTAACTTAGCTTCATGTATGTGTTCAATCTTTTTGAGAGTTCCCTCATCAACAATGGGCTGACCTGTTGGAGTAAATCTTTCAGGCTTCCACCCAAAGTCAATAAGGTACTCACCTATTTGTTTACGACTACCTAAGTTAAACTCAACTAACTTCTGTCTTGTGAAAGGTTTAACATTCTGTGTCTTGATACAGTTGTTGTACTCATCATCTGTTAGTCCACGTTTAGATAACTCACCATCTTTTCTAATGTAAGGTGTTACTAGCTTGTCATCTATCATCTTAGGTTTGAATGTGTTGTGAACTTCTTCTTCAACCTGTAACTGCTTGTCTTTTAATTCAGCAAGCAACTCCATAGCTTTCTTAGTATCAAAGAAGAAACCATTCTTTTCTTGCTGTCGCATTATCTTAGCAACTCTGTGCTCAAGATTGATTGAGTCTTCACTAAACATCTTACCTTCTTTGAGTAAGTAATTGTATACAACCTCATTTAGTTTTACATCTTGAACACAGTAGTCTAACATAGCAGGTGTATACTCATCAAAGGTTTCGGGTTGGTCTTGTTTAGCCATACCAACACGCCACCCCCAAGTCTTTAAGCTATGTCCATTCTCACGAACAGGGTTAAATAATCTTGACATAACTAATGTATCTTCTAACTTGTGTGTTACTTTAGCACCATGTAGTTTTTGTATTACTGGTATATCATAACCTATAATGTTATGACCTATAAGCACTTCTGCATTCTCTAAGAATTTAATACCTTCTTCGATTTGCATGTTGTCAAAAGTGTGTACTGCTCCACCCAACTCTTTAGCTACAATACAGTGTATTACAGTCGGGTCTAAACCATCAGCTTCAATGTCGAATATTATTTTAGAACTGTTCATTGTCAAATGTTTCCTCCTCAGATACTTCAAACAATCTACCAGTATCTGAATTATATCGGAGACCACAAGCCAATCCTGTGTCTCCAGTGTACCTAGATTTTAGTACACGAACCTTAGTAAGGTTAGCTTCTTCAGGGTTACTTGCCTGTTGATTTCTCTCTAGTGCAATCACACAATCTGATAACTGTGCAATACCCTGTGAACCTTTGAGATGAGATAGGGATACTTCGATACCCTGCTCATGTCCCTTATCTCCTGCGGCTCTTCGTAAGTGTGATACTAATATCATACCAACACCTGTCTCTTCTACCAGAGACCTCAAGCGATTCATAAGCATGTCAATACCACGCCTCTCATCACCTTCATGTAACACATTGACTAACATATGTAAGTGGTCAACGATTACCCATTTACATTCACAACCTACAATAATATATCTGAGCTTGGCAAAGATATCATCAATGTCAGTAGCTCCTAGATGTGAGTGAATGAATACTCTGCCAGAAGGAATAGCTTTATCAAACAAACCTAGAAGGTCATCGTCTGAATAGTTTCTACGCTTCTCTGTCAGATAGATTCTATCGTTAGCCTCGATGGATAAAATACCATCAGCAGTACGCAACCAGTTCTCTTCAAGGGCTACGATACCTACGTTGTCATCTGTGTTTTTGATAAGCCAATGTTCCAACTCTCTGGTAACACTAGACTTACCAAGACCTGTGCCACCTGTAAGTGTGACCAGTTCTCCTTTACGCATACCATATAGTTTCTTGTTAAGTCCTTCCCAAGGGTATGCAATGCTCTCCTTCTCTTCTCGATGTAACCAATCACCTCTTTGAGATGATAGCTCCATGATACCTGAAGGTGTATATGTCTTGGCGTTCCACCATGCTTGAGTAAACTCTGTGAACTTCTTCTGCTTGAGCATCTCATTAGCATCTTTGAATCCGTTGGGGAACGACATGATTCTAGTTTTGTTAGGCTTTAGTATTTTAGCTACAGCTTTTGCCGCTTCCTTACCTGCCTTGTCATTGTCAAAGCATAGTACTACATTGTCAAAAGATTCAACAAACTCTATGCTTTCACGTATATCTTTTACTGCTGATGATGCACCACGCTTGACGGATACCACTGCCCACTTACCTTGGAACAGTTCATCCACTGCCATAGCATCACACTCACCTTCAGTAATAGTTAGATACTTACCACCTGTATTACCATGTAGTTGTTCTCCGAACAAACCAGTGCCTTCAAATGTTCCATTGCAAGCAAAGTTTTTGTTCTCTACATATCGTGTCTTAGTACCAACAACCTCGTTACCATTAAAGAATGGATAGATGTGTTGTACTACGTTGTTGTTTCTGTCCTTGACAATCTTAACACCATACTTGGTTGCTGTCTTTTCAGAGATACCTCTGTCGGTTAGTGAACCATAAGCACCAGTATAAGATGTAAGGAATGTGTTATCGGACTTGGGTTTTGTTGTCATCTCAATCACCTTGCCTGTTGATTCGTTGTCGTAGTCTGTAAAGAAAGTATCACAGCTAAAGCATTTAGCAGAACCATTCTCATTGAGAGAGACTGCATCACTGCTTGAACATTTAGGACAGGGTAATTTGTGTTTAATGAATTGGGTTCGTTCTTGTATCATTCTATCTCCAGTAGAAAAAGGCTAGGCTTTTACACCCAGCCTGTTAAAGTTATTCAGAATCAGTTTCAGTATCTTCTACCTCTCCTTCTTCTGTCTCAACCATAGCATTAGGGTTTTCTTTCAGCAAGCTTTCAAGATTACCTCTATGCGTAGCACTAGTAAAGTTAAGTGCCTCAAGCAAGACTTCTAACTGTGACACCTTACTAATTATTACATTAGCATTTGCCCTAGCATTCTCGTCTTCAATCTTAGTCACATCATAAGATGTAACACCATCATCATTTTTAATACTAACAATCATATTAAAACTCCTCTGTTTCATCAAAGAACTCAGAGCCATCTTCGGCTTTGTATTCAATGAGGTCTACGATTTGGACAGCCTGTAGGTCAAGACTTTTTCCTGCCTTACCTGCATACTCCCAAGCGTATTCGTTACACTGGACTCTAACCTTAGAGCCATTACCCACAGCAAGATTTACTTCCTGTTTGTTTTGGTCAAGCAATCTAGGTGCAGACCTAACCATTCCGTTAGGACCATTTACCTTACGCTTAACTACTACAGCAGAACCTTCATCCATCTGCTTAATGGTATGTCCACGTGATGCAAAGTCATTAGCTGTTGCCTCATCAACCACAAGGTTGACTGTGTACATGGGTTCAAATGTTGTATTGGGTGTTTTGATACTTGCCCAATAAGCCGTTCCGTCAATTATCATATTTGCCTCCTATGATGTTAGTTAAATAAAAGAGAGTTAATGAGCCAACTACTCTCGGAGTTGTGGACTGAAGCCAAACCAAATAGTTTATTATTTGGAGATAGAGGGCTTAAAGTTCTTTGGTTGCTCAGTGTCATGTTGCACATGTTACACCATATCTTTGCGGATGTCAAGCATTATTTCATCTATAGTATATAAACTTTCATCCAATAGTTTTACATAAAAAACTTTAGGGTCAAGAGTCCATCGTGCCTCATAGCCTACCTTGTTTTCATATAGTTCTTGTGTGTGTACAGCAATCCAATCGCAGAAATATCTGTACTCATCTTCTGTTAGTCTTACAAACCTTTCATCATACTCTTTCTGTGTAAGAAAAGTAGAATCTTCGTTTGCTTCAGTATTGTCTGTCCAATTTTCATCTTCCATAGTATCCTCCTAATGTATTGTGTTGCTATTAAAATCTTTGAAGGATTCAAGCAAAGCTTCTTCATCTATCTCTGCTCTCATTTCTCTCATAGCTTTCATGTCCATACCCTCAACATCCCATGTCCTACCGTTGGCAGTACAAGTCACGTGAAGCACAACATCTATGATAGACATAGTAATTAAACTATCAATAGCAGAATAGATTGAAGTAGCATAAGTTTTAATGGTTTCTCTATGATTATCTATCACGACCTCAACAATATACTCATCCATGTTTAGATACCTTTATTAGTTCATCAAAAGTTGTAATGTCTGGATACTGTTTGAGATATTTCATAATCCATTTGTCTGTCATGTATGACATGTGTAATTGTCCTTGACCAAAAGCATGTGTCTGCTCTGGGAGTAATCCCTCAACTGTATCAACAGTAATAGACTCTGCTTGGTCTTCAGGCAATAGGGTACGAAGCCACTCAACCTGTATAGGTCTGACTTTCTTTCTAAGTTTTTTAATTTGTTTTGAATTCATATATTAATTCCAAGCTCTGAACTCCATGTAAGGAGTCTCTCTGTGTCCTTCAGGCAACCATTGTACCACACTTTCTATGTCTTGTACAGTCAGTTCTGTGCCTACAGTATCTCCCTCATCATCATGAGACATAATCAAAGCACGACCTGCATAATTTTTATTGCCGATAGTAAAGTATCTGTTATCAATAAGTAGTCCCTCATCATCAACAAACATATCATCTACATTGTTAAGCCTGACCACAGTAAAAGTCCTGCAATCAATCAAGTCATATATCTCTCTAAAATTACCAGAGTACATAACTTCTTTGATTGTCTCATCGAATGGGTTTATAAGTATGCCTTTCATATTACCTCCAATAGTAATGTAATTAATGGTTTGCCTGTTGAGTCTGTAATGTCCCAACTCCAGTCTACAACAAGTCTTAAGACCATACCTGCTTCAGCCTGTGATTTTAAATTCTTAACAGATAGACGTTTGTCTCCACGTTTAGTCTTGTAGAAATTTACTTGAGACTCCACACCATTTTCAAATATAGCAGGGTAGCTGTGCTTGTATCCAGCCACCATGTTATCATAACTTAAATCCATCATGCCTGTCAAAATAATGACACTCTTGTTTGCATCTATAATAGATTTGTTAAGCATAGTCTCTGTCAAAAACAAACTTGCTTCTGTCTGGTCTTGAGTCCACTTAAATATATCAGCACCATCAACTTCTTTAGTACCTTTGTAAACACCAGTACCTTCAATGTAATCACTGTAATCGTTGTATGGGTCATCACTAATACTACATAACATCTTACTCATTTGTATTCTCCGTTAAGTTTAATCGAGCTAATAATTTAATTTGCTCTCTGTTTAAATCAGGATACTTTTCTTTTAATCTTTTTCTTTCACTGTGTAGTTTATCAGCATCTTGTATTAAAAGATATGCACCTGATAACATAATTAAAAAAGCTCCACCAAAAATTATATATATTATTATTTCAATCATTCGTTCAGTCCCTCCACTCTGCCCCAGTCTTCATCAAGCACGAGTACTTCTTCTAGTCCGTGTTTATAATCAACATTATCATCAGACCAAGAGTCTATATATTTTTCTTTTCCATTTTTTAGTTTGATATAAAGTTGTCCTCTACATACATCATAGTCATCTATATCATCCCAATCAATACCCTCATCATCTAAATCCCAACTAAGATATGCACTATATCTAGCCTCTATTTTTTTAGGTTTAGTTCCTTCTATCCAATTACTCATACTCTACCTCCTATGCTGTATGAATTACAAAGCCAGAGCTATCATGTCGTGCCTTGCCTTTTGCTTTAAGTCCAACAACTACATTGGGCTTGTCCATAAATCTAATATCACTCTTGTCCCCATCAATAACTTCTCTGCCCTTGTAATAGATAGGCATTGTACCATGAAAGACTACAGCAATATTATATTTGATAGCATCAAAGTATTGTGCATATTTGCTACTAGCTTCTGAATAACTCCATGTCAAGTGGTAGTTTTTGTATTGCTCAATCTTTCTTGTAGGTATTTTAGTATAGTCATAGAACTGTACATCAGGGAACATCTCAAAGATATTCTTACCGTCAATCTTGATATGCTCCCATTGTATGTCACTAGTACCATTGAGTCTCAGGCAAGGAAGCTTATCTTTTTTACTACAGTATCTTACAAACTTTTGTATGTCTGTAATCAGGTAGTCCATGAAGATATCTCTAGCTTCTAAAAACAACTTAGTCTTACGTTCTCTAGCTAGTTGTATGGTATTAGTGGTTTCACCCTTCTTTATAATACCACCACGCCCTGCTGTATTAAGACAAGCCTCCTTGCACCCTGCAATATCTTGATAAGGACATATCTTTGTATTGATTGGACTCAGGTGCAGTATTGCACTTAAGTATTCTGAATACACATCCCGACCTTTTAAAATCTTTGGGTTACTAAAACTCAATAAACTATAACTCATAACTATCTCCTAAAATTTATACATCTTCTCCGTAATCTTTTGCCATTCTTTCTACATCTCTACTTGACAGAGGATTAGAAATAAACAATTTCTTTTGCAACCATATTGAAGCTAAATCTTTTACATCCATAGTACCATTATAAAAATCATACTCTGAACATACATCCTCAACAAAATCATCAAACAAATCTTCACGTCCTTCCATAATCCAAATGTCTGCCAACTCTACTAAAATTCTACCGTGTGTTTTCTTTTCCATTGCACTCATCCTTATTAAAATTAAAGAGGCACTTTATAGTGATACCTAGCACTTAACACTTAGGATATCAAATGCCTACCAGTAATCAATCTAGTAAAGTTCATGACCAATCTCTGGAAGAAACTTAAAGAAGTATTATACTCAAAGTCATCTATCACATCAAATGTTTGTTGTGCATCCATGTCAGTAGAAATCTCAAGCACTTGCATACCTTTGTTCTCTTTACCTAAAGCAATCTTTCTCATAAAAAACAATGGCTTACGAGGGTTCTGACGTTGCTTGTAAAGCGATGTCTTACCACCATGCCAACCTACAAACGTATCACCCTTGGTGACTTCATAGCGTTCTTTAGAACTACGAACTCTCACAATGTTAATACCCAAATCATTAGCCCTATGCCATACAGCTTTAACTGAGTATGGTGCTTGACTGATTGGTGTGGTTGTCTTACTGCCTTTCTTTGAATATGTAATTTTCATAATCTATCTCCAATGATATAAGTTAATATTAGTTGGGTAGTTTTGAAGCGATACCCACGCTTAAATTCTAGTCTGTATAAACAAGCTTTGCAACTGATTTGTCATTAAGAAAACAATTCAATTCTAATGTTCTATCTACATATGTTCTTGTTTCACTATCATATTCTTTACTGTGAATTACGATATCTCTTGTTGAAAAAGTAGATAAATCACTACGCTTTTTAACTTCAATCTTACTGACTCTGTGTATATTAATCTCCATGATTATCTCCTAAGTAGTTGGGTTAATTGATTCTTCAAGTTCTTTGTCTGCCTCATCTAAAGCCTCTAAAGACTCAAGATAATTCATAAGTTCATCATGTTCATTGTCATCCATAATTATCTCCTTTATGATTAATGATTCGTTGTTGTCGCTGAGAAGTGTACCGCATCCCCGTCACCCTGTCAAGCATTTCTATAATCTTAAGATATATTTATAATCTTAAAAAGTTTGAATAGTCCACACAGTTCCCATTTCCATAGAACCTGCACTCAAAAAAGTATAATCAGATTTTAAAAACAAATGTTTGCTTTTAGAAAACTTGTGATGATATATAAAAGACTTGTCTTGTTTAAGTGAATGTCTCTCATTAACAAAGTATCCTAAGTCATTGATATACCGTTGTGCTTTTTGTAAGTTTGTGAACTGTTTCATAAATTATCTCCAATGTTTTACAAGGAACATCCCTTGCTGACCCGACCATGATGACCGAAGCCGACAAAGTTGTCAAGCATTTAACTAATTTAAAATATATTTATAATATTAAAACTAAAAAAACTTAATAATTTAACATAATATTAAAATAAATACAAACTTTTTTGTAAATAAATTACATTTTTTAACTTAAATTAGCACATTTGTCCTGTATTTTAACTTAAATACGCCCTCAACCAACCGACCAATTTAAAAACGTCCCTCAACCAACCGACCAACCTTAAACTCGAGTCTTAAATTACTTAATTAAGTTTAATTAACTTCTTTGGAGTGGGCGACTAGAACCCCATATAAATAGCACTCATCATTATAAAGTAAACTGAGCTTGAGTGATAGATAGACATAAAAAAACCTCCAAACTCAGTAGCTTGGAGGCTTTAGGGTTAGCTATTCTCTTTCAAATACAACGCTATCTGATTCTTATATTTTGTTGGTAAAGTTTTAGACTTGAATAATTCATTAGCTTTCTTGAAATCCAACTTATTTTCTGAGGCTAGACCGAACAAACAACCGAGAATCTGCTTTTGAAATCTCCAATCTATTTTCTCTGTCTTCTTGTCTTTAGCAAACTTATAGCTTAAAGCTTTACATTGGTTGTAAGATGCAGGGCTTTTATGTCTTTCTACGCTAAAGGCGTTTATATCGAATGTATTTTCCATGATTTATCTCCTAAGATTTATGGATTGTTGAATGCCA